TCTTCCATGGTTTTTTGGCCGGCTAGAGCAGCGGCGCCAGGATCGACATAGTAAGGAAAGGCTTTGGCTGATGCGTCGGTGGTTCCTCCAAACTTCCAATTATCGCCATCCTTTACCCATCCCACCATGTGTTCATGAATTACAGAAAAGTCCATTTGGATTTCTATAAATTTAGGAAGAATGTTGTTTGTCGCGTTGCTCTCGGCATCCGCCAACTCAAAAACACCGCCTTCCGAACTTTCTAGATTGTGGGAAATACTTACATTTTTAATAATTCCCAAGAGCCCTGTATCCGTATTCGCGGTTGTCGATGTAGCGGTGGTGCCACCAACCATCGCGGTGCCAGTAGCTGTGCCGTTACGGATTAAGTTGGACATTTGTAATCTAATAAGAGGGGATTGATTAATAGTTTGAGCTTCATTAGCCTTAGTGTACGTGGGATAAAGCATCTGTATAAACCTCTGGAGTCTCATTAAATTCTCTAAGGCCTCACCTTCGGTGGCGGCCACGATTTTCCATCCTAATGAAAGAGTCCGACTAGTCTGTTTAAACATGTGGATCGGGTCGCCGCGTCCATACACATTCTCACTACTCCAGTCGCTGCTGTATGTTTCGTTAAAGGTTGTCAAAAAAGCTTTAAATCGAACTGCCTCGTCGGTGGGAACATGAACCAGATTGATGGTCAGGCCTCGATTGGCGAGTGAGTCGGTCCCATCCACATAATAATTTGGCGTGGATGCAACAGCGGCTTTGGGAAGGGTACGCTCGGTGGGTCTACTATACTGGCCGGCGCCTCCGACTGCGGCTAGCAAGGTCACATCCGTTTCGGCTGCTTCGAACCTTGCATCCCGCTCCACGCTACTGAAACGTCCAACATCGAATGCTGCCGCTTCACTGGTTTTAAAAAATCCCATTTATCATTCTCTCCTTAAAATACTCTATCTTACGGGGCGACCACGACCTTGAGACGCGGCTTGGTTGGCTGCGGCGCGAGAATCGTCACCTATCTTAACTACTTTGTCTTTAAACATTTCATTGTCAAATTCTATTTTTATAACATGTGTAGTGCTTCCGCCACCCCCACCGGCTGCCGCAGCAGCACGATTAGCCGCCGGAACACCGCCGGCTCCTATAAGGGCGCGGGCAGCTTTGGCTGCAGTGGCGGTTGACTGCATGGTCAAACTCAAAGCCATAGCCTTAAAGGAAGGCACATCATCCATCGCATCTGCCACTGCTCTGATTGCTTTTGCAACTGCGCGAATCTCGCCAACCTTAACCTCTGACAAAGCCGTCGTGAAATCTGCGATAGATCTTAACTTACTATCTCTAATCAAAAAGAGCCCCAAAGCCATCGCTCCAAAGCCGATACCCATAGCGGCCAGTCCTAGGCCGGCCATGACCATAAAAGGGGCGCCCACAACGAGAGCCGTAGCAAAACCCACAAATGCTAGCATTTTCTCTAAGCTTATTGCCTCAAACATTAATGCGAGACCGTGACCCATCAGACCAATGGCGCCGGCTGCGGCGCCGAACGAAACCATAAGAACGCTCGCTGACACTGAGACGGCCGCCAATGGACCAGCCACAGCGGCCAAACCTTGAGCAAGAGCCGTCAGTCCTATGCGACTGCCGGCGGAGGATCTTCCCAGAGCAACCATAGCAGTCGCTAACGCAAACATCCCAATCACTAATTTAGAAGGCGATGCAAACATCATCACAGCTACGATTGCCGCCAGAGCAGGCACTAAACCAAACATAAGACTACGGCCGCTCATTTTGCCAGCTGCCGCCACCGCATTGTTGGACAGTGCTAACTGCTGGTTGGTCAAAGTTAGCGTCTTTCCATCCAGCGCGGCGAGTTTCATTTGTGTTTGTAGTGCCAACAATTGTGTTTGAGCCTTAGCCATCGCGGCCATATTCATCGATTGAGCCATGGTGAAGCCGAAAACTGCAACTTTTATGCCAACATATGCAGCAATTAATCCTTTTACGATGCCTTTCTTCTGTAAAAGCGTTTTGGTGATACTGTTAAGACTTTCAGCTAGTCCAATAAACTCGTCGGCATTATCAGCAATAATAGCATTGAAAGCCTCCTGTACGTTCATGGCGTCTTGGGCTCTTGTCTTCATGTCTATAATTTGTTCCGCGGATTGATTAGTCGCGCCACTAAGCATATCCATATTGCCCGACATTAAAAGAGCGAGATCGCCCACATCTGAAAGACCCAGTGAATCAGCATAAAATTGTTTTTGGTAATAGGACATGTCGTCAAAAGATAGCCCGGCAGCATCGAGAGAATCTTTAATCATCATAAAGCGTTCTGCAGGGTCAGTCGCCATCATCATATCCATGGCATTGACAAAATTTCCACCCAAAGCAGCGTTAAGTTTTCCGGTCATCTCTGCGGCTGATTCAAAAGTATCAAACTTATTGGCCAACGCTAGCACTTTTTCCATTTCAAACCCAGTGAGCTTGGAAATGCGAGCCACATCTTTAAATGCGCGCACACCAGTCTCTCCAAATTTAGCAAATTGATTTGACATGGTGCCAAACTTAGACGATAGTTCTGCGGGTGCTACCCCTAAAGCTTTGGCAGTAGAGAGTAATTCTCGCGATACGCGATCAGCACCTGCGGCCGATTCGCCAAAAAACTTCATAGAAGCCTGCATTCCACGACCCAAATCGTCAAAAGCCACACCCTGCTCGTGCGCTAAGGCAGCAGTGTCACTTAAAACCTTTTGTTCGGCGCGGGAAAGCATCGTAAAATCAGTGGTCAGTTTTGCTAAAGAAGTGTGGGCTGCCGTAACATCGTCAATTGACACTCCGTACTCATTCATGGCCTTGGTTTGCTCTACGAGCATGTCAGTGTATTCTTCGCCAAACTGGAACTGGCGTTCAAAAGCTTTCGTTGCTTTATCCACGGACATAATAACGTCTATAATGCCAGATTTCAGTTTTCCAAACCCTTTGTCTAGAATACCCATGCCACCTTTAAAAGCAGCATTAAGGGCCATTTGGCCGCCGAGGTTTTCCTGCAAAGCTACACCCATCTTTTTAGCCAATTTATATGACTTATCGCTCAACACTCCTTGTGTGGCGCTTTCTTCATTTATTTCTCGAACTATCTTATGCGTTTCATTTATCGCTACCTTTCTTTGTTCGAGGAGGTGAAGAAGTTTGCGGATCCCTGCAACCTCCTCATTAGTAGCATCCCCATCTGCGAGTTTAACTTTCAGCGTCTCTCTCAGGACTTCCTGCTGATTTTCGATAACCTCTAGATGTAGTTTACCAACTTCGGCGCGAGCATCATCATGTGCCGCTACTTTCTGTAAGGTTTCCGCATAGGCCAGCAACTTCTCCGTTTGTTCGGTTAACTGTTCCGTGGTTTTTTTGCTAGCGCCTAAAGCGGCATCAATAGCCTTCTTAAGCGTTTCAGCAGCTTTGCCTGGATCACCACCTTCGGGGGAATCAGGATTGTCGGTTTCGTCAGCCACAGGGAGCCCTCTCGTTGATTATATAATAAATAGTAATGTAAAAAAAAGACAAAGCAATATGCTTTGTCTTATTTGGGGGATGAGCCCATGGGATTGTTATAAGCTGTAAGCGTTTGTGTATTGGAGCCGCCACTTCTGCTGGCTTTTTCTATAGCTTCATTTTCCTGTTCTAATTGTTTAATGAGGCGATCAACAAACCATTTTCTCAAACCTACCGGCAAATTGTAGGCTTCCGAGAATGACCAGCCTCCTGAATATTTTAGGAAAAAGAACTGCTCATAAACATTTTCCATATAATTAGGCGTCAGGCCAAAAAAAGTCCGCGGTGAGCGGCACCTCCAGTTCTTGACTATAATCACACTCACCACAATTGAAATCTTGTTTCATCTCGATGTCAGGCATGCATAATTTATACACAAGCCTTAAATGTCGTGAGTCCACCGAAGGAATGTTGTCGACTAACACATTAATAACTTCTGGACTAGAATCACCATTAACTGCTGCGATTATATGGCGCAACTGATTTGTGATAGTTTTTTCTGCGCGGTTCTTTTTGCGGGCAGATTCGATCTGGGTTAAAAGATTCTGTTCATCTTGGCCGCGCAACAGACGCAAACTCACATCGGCTCCGAGTCTAGGTAAACGTGTAGTAAAGGTTTGACTTTCCGGGTTATATCGCACATCGAGGCCATCAAATCTACCATGCTCCTTTGCATTTAATTCATGTAAATAAAACACATGCTCGCACGCAGTACCACATTGAGGACACGTCACTTTCGTGTTATACTCGCTTCCATAGCCCGAAATTCTCGTAGCGATTAGAACCGCATTACGGTCACCAACCAACAAAGAATGAGGGTCGATGCGCTTGTCGACGATAATACTCGCTAACACACGCTCTAAAGCGATCCCCTTTTTTAGTAATGCTCGCGAAGTTAACATATCTTCTTCCTTCGCAGTCATATGCTTAATTTCAATAGTTTCCTGATTATGTAGGGGATGGTTTTCAGGATAAAATAGTCCTTTCGAGGGTAGTTCTACAAATTCTGTAGGGACTACAAACGAAAAAGATTCAGCCTGCGCTTGGGCAAGCTGTTGGGGAGGCGAGGAGTCATCCGGTGTGGACGTTCCTCCTAGCCTATCTTGATTTCTTGACAAATAACACCTCTCTTATATATTGTTATTAAACGTTAAATACTTCTTTTGTGCCTTTTGCGACGGTCGCAATCGATCCGTCACCACCGTTGGCCTCAAGGCGCGCCCAGTCGTACTTCAGTGTCATGCTGAGTTCGGTAAGTGCGTCTTCGCCATAGGTCAAATCACCAAATTTTAACTCAGTGATGAAAGCATTCCAGAGTGTCCACTGCTCTAATTCGTTACCATCCGCATCTACTTGAGTAACTGTAACAGATCCTAGGGCATTAGCAGCGCGAGCTTTAGACATAGAAGTCAAGTCATTAGCATTGGCTGGAGGGCTATAGCCTGCAGCCTGAACAATGGCAGCTAACGTAGCGGCCATATCTGGATTGGTTGGGTCGACCATGGTAATTGTCACATCTTGCCACGTCACCGAACCAGGATAGTAAAAAGTATGGTTCAAATATTTATGTTCTGCCGCACTAATAGAAAAGGAAGGCTTAGTTGCTGACTTAGCAAACCACGCAATTGAAGTACCTCCATTGCTGCCGGGGTCAATGCCGTTAAACTCAACCTTAAATCTAAACGCTCTTTTCGGCTCTAATAGCGCGCCCTCTGCGAAATTTTCAGACCAGAATGCCATACTGTGTTACTCCTTTATAATTTAAATAGTCCTACTATCTGTTTTAGTCTTCAAAAGATGCACCCGTAGATGCGACCACGAAATCAATCGCGATATACTCGATAGCCCGAGCAGGCTTAATCATGATCTTAGCATACATGATATTCTGATCAATGAGATCGGGGGTAGTGGTTGATTCATCGAGAATCAACTTATAATCACTAATACCATACTGAACCTTGACGTTGGCCAAGAAAGGTTCGATGAGGCCCTTGAAGCGATTCCAGGTAGACTGGACGTTTTGATCAAAGAGCACTTGTGTGGAAAGAACAGAAATCTGCTTCTTCAAGTAGATGACTAGTCGGCGCACATTGATGCGATCAAGTGCTGACTGACGCTCTTGGAGGGTCTTCTGTCCGAAAACGACGATTCCAGTCGATGGGAAAGAAGCGATTGGGTTAATACTGGCTTCATAGAGAAGATCGCGATCTTTCGATGACAATCTCTCTGTCACGTTAGTTACAGCAATTCCGGCGGCGCCGTTAGTAAGCCCGCCGCGGTTAAATCCGGCTGGTGCGTACCACAAGTGCGACGATTTCTCCGAACTTGCGAGGACACCCAACATCGCCACTGAAGGTGGGATCCAGAGAAGTTGACCAGTGCCCTCATCGCGGGTTTGGACCCAGGGATAGAAAGTACAGCCATAGCTGGAGTCAATTCTGCGGGCGCGCAAGTTATTTGCAGCCTGCGAGGGGGTAGTACCCAGACGACTGGATGCGTCAGAGTAGTATTGTTCGTGATTTGGAAGATAGACATTTGCCAAATCTACCACAGCCAGCGCATCAGCACGTTCTTCGCAAACATTGATTGCGTGACCTGTTAGACTATCTACCGTCAAGCCTGGTACAGA